CAGATTTATTTATTTCTGCGTTCAGCTCACTGTTCGAGTCCGTCGTAGATTCAGCTGTCACACTCCTTCCGGTCCTGGTACCGCTGGCGATCGATCTCATCATGACTCTGGTCAACTCGTTAATCGAGTATGCACCTTTGCTTCTTGATTCAGCTCTGGCCATTATCATGACGCTTGCAGAGAATCTGCTCTCTCCCGAGAGTATTGAGCAGATCCTGTCAGCAGCGACAGCTATTATCACCGGATTACTCAGTGGACTGACTGAAGCCCTTCCTGTTCTGATACCTGCTGCGATCGAAGCTATATTGACTCTGGTCGATACGCTCCTTTCCAGTGGATGCTTGGAACAGATCATATCTGCAGCTCTGACCTTGATAGTCACTCTGGCTTCAAGTCTGGTCGACTATCTCCCTAAGCTGATTGAACGTCTCCCTGAGATAATCATGGGAATCGTAAGATTCCTGACCGGTGACGCTTTACCTGACATCATTGAGGCTGGATTCACTCTTATCACGGCCATCATCGGAGATATGCCGAAAATCATCGCAGCCATTATCGAGGCTCTGGTCACACTGGTCATCGAGATGGGTAAATACATCACAGGTGATGGAGCTGTTGACATTCTCAAGAGCTTCCAGGCAGCCTTTGACGGTATTATCAACGGTGCAAAAGGTTGGGGCTCTGACATGATATCCAACTTCATTTCGGGTATTAAGTCGATGTTTGGAAAGCTCGGTGAAGCTGCGAAGGGAGCAGCTAAGAAAGTTGCTGACTTCTTACACTTCTCTGAGCCTGATATGGGACCGCTCTCAGACTTTAACGAGTCAGGCGGTGACATGATCCAGAGTTTCATCGACTCGATGAATAAGCAGCAGGGAGAGCTTGAGAAAGCACTCTATAAGACTGCAGGTATCATCGATTCAGGAATGAATGATTCCTACGAGGTAGTAACAAGAAGCGAAGCACATCAGACTGTCGACTATAGCGGAGGTCTTTCGAGGATCGAAAAGGCCATCATGAACGCTGCAGGTCCTGCAGTTGCTTCGGGTGACGGTGCGACATGGGTATTCCCGATCTATATCGGAGGAGACCACGTCGACACAGTTGTTCTGGATGCTATCGACAGGAATAACTATACAACAGGAGGACACTAATGTTAGGAAACTACTTGAAGTTTAATAATGAAGTCTTCCCGAATCCTAAAACACCTTCGAGAACATCGAAGACCATTGAAAATGTTTCACAGAGCGAAGCAGGTACGGACCTCGTCACAGTGGTCCGTCCTGCGAAGAACTCGTGGAGCTTCAGCTTCGACCTGTCTCCTGCAAAGAAGGAGATCCTCGAGGGACTTACTCACGACGAGTCGACAATGATGCTTTATCAGGGAAAGACTTATCGAGTAAGAGTAAGAGATTTCACAGAAAACACCGTTGAGGGTTCTGAGTGGCTCAGTTCCGTCAATGGTTTATTCGAGTGTTCAGTTACAGTTACGGAGTTTTAAGATATGTATTCAGTCTCAGACGCATACAAAGCGAAAATGCTCGACCAGGTACAGACTCACCGTCTTGTGGGCCTCCTGGACGATGCGTATTCATTCACGGAAGCTGATGTCATAGGTGTTTCCTATAAGAATCAGTGTTCTCAGAAAAATGTAGCTCTGGGATCTGTTAATATCGGTGTCTTGAAGCTCACGTTCCTGGTCGACCTTCTCGATCGTGGTGACTACTACGGAAAGAAGATCTTGATCTATGACGGTCTGAAGATTGAAGAGGAATCCGGTGAGGATGTCTTTGAAGACGTTCCTGTCGGAGTATTCTATATCGCTGAGGCTGTGAGAACAGCTGCAGGAATAGATATAACCGCTTACGATGTTCTTTCAAAGACTGACAAGAATCTCACGATCGACCAGACGAGCGGAACACTCTTTTATTTTTGTAAGTACATCGAATCCGAGACCGGAGCTCACTTCGGAATGTCACAAGAAGAGTGCGAAGCTCTTCCTAATGGTACCGAGGTCATATCTCCTTATGAAGATAATGACATGACCACGTTCCGAGACCTGATGAGTGCTCTGGCTCAGATGGTTGGTGGCTTTGCATATGCGGACCGAAACGGAAACTGGAAGCTTAAGTCTTTTGATAACGTTTCTGTTATCAGCATCCCGAAAGCCAGGAGAATGTCAGGAACGGAGATCTCTGACTTCAATTCATATTATGATTTCGTTTCCTATGTCGACGCACAGACGAAGATTGTCAAGGTTATCGGTGAAGGTGACGGCCTCGTTATGAAGCTCGGAAATCAGCCTTTTCTGCAGTACGGTACACCGGAAGCGATTGATAGACGTGTTAATAACATTCTGAATGTTGTAAAAGGAATGGTCTATACTCCATTCAAGGCTTCGATGCTTCCTGCTTTCATCGCTCTCGATCTCGGAGACGTTATCGAGCTCGAGGATGACTACGCAGGTGATACAAGTTCCGGAGCCGTGATGCTGGCCACATGGACTTATAATAAGTCTTATAAGGTCCAGTGTTATGGCGATAATCCTAATCTTCGTTCAGCTCAGTCGAGAACCGATAAGGACATTTCAGGAATTATCAATCAGACGGTCCAGAACGAAGTTACATATTATAACTTTGCTAATCTCGAGCCGATTGAGCTCGGTTCTGATTATGAAGTTACTATCGCACAGCTGTATTTTACAGCTGCTCAACAGACCACTGTTAAGATCCTTCACGAGTTCATCTTAGAGATGCTGCGTGATCTGTCACTGCAGGGTAGTTACGAAATCAGATATTATCTCGACGGTGAAAGAGTTAATTATTCACCTTATGAAAGTCTTTCACCACTGGTAATCACGACAGAGATACCTGATCCGGAAGAAAGTGGAGGAGGGACGCAGTCGATCCAGGCTGACATCGAGCCTGTCGAGTCGACGATAACCAGAGACTTCTTCTATGTTATTCGTGATGTCGCTCCGGGAATCAGACATTCCTGGGAAGTAAAGATCATTACTCACGGAATCGAGCAGACTACGATCGACGTTAATCACGCTCACATCACGTTAGAAGGTCAGAGACTTTACGGTGAAGACTACTTCGACGGATATATCGAAGCAGCTGATAATCTCATCGCAGAGCCTATCGGTGGCCTCGGTCTTGTTTCAATCAGTGAAGGTACCGGAGAAGATGCTCCGAAGATCGAGCTTCAGAATCTCATCATCGCTCAGGCTAATGACAATGTTAAGCTCGAGAATATCGGAGGTCTCGGTCTGATCTCGATGAATGATGCAGCGACGATCTTACTGGAATATGTCGCTCTATCTACTGAAAACGATGAAGACTTCTTAACAGAAGACGATCAGATAATAACTGTTCAAGGTATTTAAGGAGGAATTATGGGAAAGAAATTTTCAGAACTTGAAAGAGCAGTTAGCCTTAATAATGGGGATCTGGCTGCGTTTGCTCAGGTGGACCAGTCAGCTGCTACCGGATATAAGTCTAAAGCTGCTCCTATGAGTTTAGTTTCTCAGAAGATCCTCAAAGAAACAGAATACGCTTCAGATCTTCAGACAGATGACAAGACGGTTCTTGGAGCTATAAATGAAGTCAATAGCAGAACTATTGCTTACGATGTTGTTTCTGGCCCTATCGCTAACTTTAAGACAAGTCTTGAACTGCCTATTAAATCGTTAGGAATTGATGTAAATGCAGTACAGGCTGCAGGAACACCTTCTCCGGATAATCCAATTCCGATTACTGGTGTAAGCGAGATTACAGCATACACGATGGGTAAGAATTTGTTATCCAAATCTGTTGGATTTTTTTCTACAATTCCAGCAACTTTAAATGAATATTTTTTCATTAAAGCAGGAACATATATATTTTCAATTTCTTCCGTTTCAAATGCAACTTCATGGCGTTTTAATCTTCGCATGAAAGATAAAAATGGAAACAATCTTTCAGATTCAAACCATCAGCCTAATAATTCTTTTGTATGGAACTCATCTGTCGAAGGTTGGATTCATGGAGCCAACACAACGAATTTAACAGCTGTTTTTAATATTGTTGAAGATTGTTTTATTCGAATTACATTTTCAACAGGAGACACAACAGCTCAAACAATATTTAACGAACCAATGTTGGAAAAAGGTAATACAAGAACACCTTATGAACCCTACTTCGGTGATTCTATAATAGTCTCCCTCGGTGGTGGCACTTACTATGGTGGTCATTTCACGCAGGACAAGGACGGACATAGGCAGTTTGTGGTAACAAGCAAGTTTGCAACATTCACGGGTGCAAACAATGAAAGTTGGAATGACTACCCAGTCGGGAATGGTTTTTTTATCAATCTAGTAACCGACCACATTATAGAATCGTATGGCGATGGAAAATGTAACATTTTGCCCACATCAAAAACATTTTCAGCTTTAGGTATTGTTTTTGGTATAAATTCAAATTACATATTTCTTATGCAAGTTAAAAACAGTTGGAACATTAGCACGTTAAATGAACTAAGAGATTTTTTGTCGGTTAATAATCTTCAAGTTGTTTATACACTTGCAGAACCTATCGTCATTGATTTGCCTGACGGAGAACCTATCATCACGTTCAACGGAATAAACAACATTTACGCAGACAGTGGAGATGCTTCCGTAGAATATGCTCTAACGATCGAAGAATATATCGATAAGAAGATCGCAGAGCTTCAAGCCTTAATACTTAACTCTTAATCAGGAGGAACAGAAAAATGAAAAAGAGAGAAAAGAGAGTAGTAGACGCTTTTGTTAATTGCATCAAGCATGGAGAATTCACGATTGATTATGCTGATGTGCTTATCTCCGATCAGAGTAAGTACGGATGGCTCTCTGACGAAGCTCTCGACTACTACGAGGAACAGACAGCTCAGTTCCGTGTAGAGGAGCCTGAAGAAGAGGAGGAATAAGTCATGAGATATGGAGATAACTGCAGACTTGAAACCATCGGAGGAATGAAGTTTCCGAAGTTCAAAGGTCATGTTAAGCTCACGCTCCACAACTGCAGGACCGGAAAGAATGAGGTGATCGAGGGCGATAACATCGTCACCAATGCGATCAGAGACATTCTCGCTGCAAATTACGTCGGAGCTGTAGATTATTCTAAGGTCTTCGGTTCTGATGGTTTCTGGAAGAAGTGGTTCGGAGGTCTTCTGTTATACGAACAGGCTCACACTCTGGATCCTGATAACTACTTCCCGAAGAGTGACGCTAATAATCATCTCTGGGGCCATGCAGGACAGACCAGCATCGATGCG